CAACATAACAACATTAGAAGAAATCAACCAACTTCTTCCCGATAATAATAACGGAGCAATTACAGAAGCAAACCTCCGAAAGTGTTTTGAGAAGACTTTTACTGAATTAGATAGAAAGGCGGATGGCGGAGCAATTGGTAATATGCAGAGTCTAATTCAACACAGAGCAAGTGTAGATGCTTCTAATATTGAAGCTGACAAGTTTTACGAAGCAATAAAACCATTTATTCCTACATCCAGCGGAGGAGCGGGCAGTAGTGTAGCAAGTAGCAATGTGGCAAGTAGCCACCTTACTTCAACAAATGGCGCTGGGCTTACACTTGGGGCGAATTGGTTTATTAACACAGCAGGATTTTATTATTCTATCAAGGGACTTACTGATAAGTCAGCAGATGATAGTTTTGATAGGTTTCTTGTGCAGGATGCCGAGGGTAAGGTGGAGAATTTCCTGCTGAACAAACTATTTAGCAGGGCTTACGACTTGGAAAACAAGGTAAGCGACAAGGCTTTCAATGGCTACCTAATGTACAATCCTACAACAAAGCAGATAGGGTTTTCAGATACAGCCAAAGTCTCTACTACATTCAATGTTCCTGCGACTATCAATGTGACCGTGAAGAATACTTTATCCAGTATCAATGCCACCGCGCCAGCAGGACAGCAGATATCCCAAGATTTGAAAAATACCATAGAGAAAATAAAACAGCTGGAAAATATAGGGTTCACAACTGTTCCTGCATCTGACTTGGTTGTAAGAACACTGGACAGAAGCAGATTCCCACAAGCTCTGATAACCAAGAATTACCAACTGCCTACGCCTGTTACTTTGAGTGATGGAATGATTGTAGGTGTGAGGTCTAATGCTTTCCCTGCTGAATTTAGGAATAATGTTTATATGGCTACACGAGAGGGAGAGGGACTTTATTCTATTGGGATAAACAAAGAACTTCCTACGGACAGGAATTGGGTTTTTAAATTCAGAACTTACAATAGTCCATATTTATTCCGTGATGATAGGTCGTTTGGAGCTATACACTTCTCCGACACTCTTGATGCGTCACCAAGGTCTGACTTATCTAATGATTTGATAATGAAAGATAGATGGGGAAGAGAGTATGTAATAGGAAACAACAGGATATCAACACAGATGCAGGTTAACGAGTTAGATGGGTTTGCTGATGTTTATCTAATAAAAGAAGGAGGTTTGATAACTCTTTTTGCCCTAATGAAAAACACAGGAGCTATGTATATGACTACATTCACAGCGCAAAGCACAGACAAATACATCCACTTTGTTACGCTGTTCTCAAGCCTTTCCATTGCTGATTTTGTGATAAAGGATATAAGCTATAACATTCAATAAAATAATATAATATGAACGAAAATTTGATGATACCGAAGCAGGTGCAGGGGATTTTAGAGGAAGTAGAGAAAACACCACTTTATCTTGCAGAGTTGCCAATGGAAGCACATCCGAAACTTCCACAATTTAACCGATTTATTCGAGTGATAAACTTGGACGCCAAGAGTGAAAACGAGTTTGTCATGTTCGGATATAAGCAGATTCTAAAAGACAAAGAAACTGGCGAGGAAATCAACATCCAACTGCCTACGCCTGAATGGGTGGTATATAAAGACACTTGGAGTTACCTGCGAGGAACGAAGAATGAGCTTGTCAATGTTCCTGTAAAAGATGAAGATGGCAATGCTACGGCAGAAACACAGCCGATAAAGGTCAGCAGTTACAAGTATATGCTTTGGCTGATGAAGAATAACAGAGCCACGCTATTGCAGTTAATCCAAGGGTATTTGGCTGATTTTGTGAGAACGAAAAACGAGGAATTGGATAAATTATGAAAGGCGTAGGAAAGTTTATCGGTGGTCTGTTTCTGTTCCTTATAGCGTGGGCGCTGTTTCTTCCTTTGTCGCTACTGAATTTCTTGGCTGTGGCGATAAAGTTCAAGGATTTAGGCTATTTCAAGAGTTCGGCGGTCAATTTAGACCGCTTCGGAAACTCTGAGTTCCGAACTCTTTTCAATTTGGTTTTAAAGAAAAAGGGAGGCTATGAGTTCGGAAACTTTGAGGAAACGATAAGTTCAGCGCTTGGGAAGAACCAACGAAACGGCACGCTGACAAGGACAGGAAGGGTTTTAGTATGGATTTTAGATACGATAGAAAAAGAGCATTGTAAAAAGAGTATTAAAGAATTTTAAATATGAATATAAAAGAATTTATTGTGGACAACCTGGTGTTGTTATACAAAGGGAGTTTTTCGCAGAAGTTGATGGCATCAGCACAGTTGTCTCTAGCTCCAGCGGCAGCCGTAACTCTCACGGAACGGATTAGCGGGTGGTATGTAGAAAGTGAATTTTTCCTGTTCTGCTTGTGTGTGGTTTTAGTAATAGACCATATTTTAGATAGTTATGTTCACTTGATAATTCTTAAGGATTTCACATTCAAAGGAAATCTCAAAGAATTGATTACTAAATTATCTATTATTTCAATGGGATTTATCATTTTGTCTGTTATCAATAAGGTTTTGGAACCGATAGAGTTTTTCAAGAGTTATTTCAGCGTATTGGTTCAGCTCATGGTTATTCTCTATCCTGGCGCTACTGCGCTTACGAACATGTCGGTTGTTACAGGGGGAAGATTCCCTCCGAGCGGACTTTTGGATAAAATAAAAAACTTCCACAATAGTGGAGATATTGACGATCTAAAAAGCAAAAAAGATGAAAAGTAAAATCAGTCACAGAATAGGATTCTGGCTCCTGCTTGCTTGTCTGCTATTGTCTATGGTAAGCTGTGGGAGCCGAAAGGCAGTCCTAGAAAAAGAGAAGTCAGAAGTCAGCATTCACGAAGCTGAAAGAGAGAAAAAAGATTCCACGGGAATTTCCCAAACCAGGGAACACGAGGAATATAGCAGTATCAGTATGGATTCTGGTTTTAGTATCACTCCGATCGGGAATACACCTGCGGAATTTTCCTTTTTTTATAATGGTAAAGAAGTCAAGGGAAAGACCACAGGGAAACTGGATTTTAATAATAAGAAGGATTTGTCAAACAAAAAAACTGACACCTATAAAACAGATACTGTTGCTGTAAGCACCGATAAAGAAAAAGAAACCCAGACTAAAGCAAAAACTGAAACCAAATCTAAACAAACCGAACGGAGGGAGAGCTGGTGGGTTTATTTCGTAATATTTGCTGCGGGAGGTCTATGCTGGGAATTTTTGAGAAACAAGATATTTTAAAATTTAGATTAATGTATTATATTAATTTGATATGTCTAATTGCTGCATTCTTCTTTCTAATCATGAGTACTTCTGATAAAACAGAACTTTATGATAGGAGGGGAGTAGATGTGGAGCTTGAAACAATGAAAACTATAATGTATATAGTATGTTCATTGATTCTTCTTGTATGTTCAGTAATAGATTGGAGTAATAATTAAATTTATAAAGCTATGAGTACATTTGATGCCTTAGGGCTTATTTTCATCGGAATTGGGATTGGTTTTGCGCTTACCAAAGGCTGGCAGCTTCATAAGTCCATCTATGATAAAGCTCGCAGAGATGCCGAAGAAACCGAAAGAAAAAGAAAAGAAGAACAAAACCAAAATCCGTAAATATGAAAACAGTATCCCATTTTAGAAACAGATTCGGGGTTCCCAATCCTGCGGGGGCTGGTTATTTGGTAACCATAGATCTGCCATATCCTATGCGGTTGGCTTGGGACAAAAACCAAATAGTAAGAAAAATAACCTGTCACAAGGAAATAGCAGAGCCGTTGAAAGCCGTATTTTCTGATATTCTGAAGCATTACGGACCAGATAAAATCAGAGAATTGGGCATTGATATTTTTGGAGGCTGTTTTAATTTCCGAAAAATGCGTGGGGGCAGTGAGTTTTCAGTCCATTCCTGGGGACTTGCCATTGACCTTGACCCTGAAAGAAATCAGCTGAAAGAAACAGCAAGAACAGCCCGTTTTGCCCGACCAGAATACAAAGCAATGATTGATATATTCTACAAACACGGCTTTATTTCGCTCGGAAGGGAGAAAAACTACGACTGGATGCATTTCCAGTGGGAAAAATTTTAGTAAAAAATGAATCAAATCAGCGTTCCAGACTGCTGGGAGGAGCTTACGGATTACCAGCAAAGAGAGATTATCCATATCATCAGCCACACTGATACGGAAGATTTTACCGAGCAGTATATGCAGATAGTGCAGATTCTTTTGATGAAAAAAGGAAGTATTTGGGAGCGTATCAAGATGAGAAAGGTTTTGAAAAATATACCAATTTCCAATTTTGCTCCAGCTCTTAAATTCATATCAGAAGAGCCGAAACTGCATCATTTCCCAGAAATCAAAGGCTTGGTAAAACCTGCTGTAAGAATGGGGGATATTACCATAGAGCAGTTTTCTGTCTGCGATACCTTGTTCTATCGTTACCAAACGGAGAAAAAGGAGGTGTATCTCCGCCAGCTGGTGGCTGTATTATATCGGCTGGACCCGAAGAACGAGAGCAGAGAACCGAAATTTGATAAAAACCTGCTTCCGAAAGTTGCCGAAATTACAGACAAAATAGATGTAAAGGAAGCCGAGCGGATTGGCTTTATCTTCGGGTCGGTGCGGATGTATATTGCCAAGGTGTATCCAAGCATTTTCAAGAGCGACACGCCACGCTCAGAAGATCAGCCTGTATTTACTGCCAAGAAAAAATTCACTCCATTTTCTCAGATTGTAGTAATGATGGCAGCAGATGAACTCCGCCTGCTGGGGAACCTGCACGAGTGCCAGAAGACTCTGTTGTATGATTTCATGAACGCATTTTTGGAAAGTAATAAAATTCATAAATTGAAAAACAAAGCATAATGAGAGGAACATCTTATTTAGAGTTAAAGAATTACTTTAACCAAATCGTGGAAAAATCTGAATTCTTGGAGGATTTTATTGGTTATTTTTCAAGAGAATTAAGAAACAAAGAGCAGAGTTCCAGAGGAATTCAGTTTCCGTGCTTGGCTCTTTTTAATTATAATTTTGGGATTGAGGGGGAGCAGATGGCGACTTCATCAGCGGTGCGAAATCTGAGTTTCGCTATTCTTCTGGACGCTCCAGCGGATGACTACGAGAAACAATACGAGGCGATAGATAAGGCGGAAAAACTGGCTCTAAAAGTAGCATCACGAATGCGCTTTGATGCTAATAGACCCGAGCATTTCCTCTACGGCGCATTTGTAAAAAACAGTATAGAAGTCCGCCCTGTGGAACTGGATGTGAGCAGGCTCTTCGGGGTAGAAGTGAGTTTCCAGCTGAAGAATATTCAGTCGCTGAAACTTGATCCTGCTGACTGGAGCGATGTAGATAAAGTATGCTAATAAAAATAGCGAGAATGTGGCAAATTCTCGCTGTTTTTTTCCATATTATTTTTGATTTGGAAAAAAATCGTGTTTTTTTTTCAATAAAATATTTACATTTGTAATGTAAAATTAGAATTGAATATGGATTGGATTGTATGGGTTATTGCAGCATTGGTTTTCGTGTTTTTCTTCATTGGAGACCAAAGAAAAAACAAGTAGGTCTAATTTAGGTTAGACTTTGTCTCATTGTCTATATTATTGTCTTCCCATCTTAGATATTCAGCATACCACTCCCACGCCTCATCCAAGAACTCAGTCTCAGATATTACAGGAGACATAGCGCCTCCTGTAGCCTCCACATTATTTTGAACTAAAACTAATTCAAACACCTCGCTTTCGTAATGATAAGTTTTACGAGGTTTATTTAAGTTGTTTTTGTTAAGCGTTACTGTGGCTATTTCCTCTGGAATAATCAGCACCAAAGACAAGTAGTGCGGAGAATAGATATATTTAAATACTCTATCCTGCGGTTCTTCTGCCAGAAGGAATTTTGGCATTTTTATTTCTTCTATTTTCATAGTTTATTTTTTTCTGATTCCTAACCATTCACCTGTTTTATCATCGTAGAAGTGCGCATATCCTTCAGATGTTTCTATGAGTTCATGAATTTCGCAGCCAATAGCATTTGCTATTTCTTGTATAGAACTAAATTTAGGATTATTGTTCATTCTTTTAAAAAGTGATGGGTAACTAATACCTATTTTTTCAGCAACCTTACCTAATTCTATATTTTTTCTTTTGGCTACTTCTTTAAAAAGTAATTTCATAATGATTATTTTAATGATGCAAATATAATACTTTATTATAAAGTAAAACAATACAATATTGTATTATAATGCAATTAAAAATAATTGTTCTTATTATCAATGAGTTATACGAAAACATTAAAATAAAGTATAATTTTATTTGCCTTGTATTTCAATAAAGTATTATATTTGCATAAGAAAATTAAAACAAAGTGTAACAATTAAAACAAAGTATAACAATTAAAACAAAAAGATATGACTACGAAAGAAATAACACAAGTATTAAGAGAGAAATTTAAAAAAGCAGGATACAACAATAGAAAAGTATCGATAAAAGCAACAAAATATGGCATTGGTGTGGTGATAAAAGTAGAGAAACCAAATTATAAAGAAGATGTTAAAATAGCAAACATAGTAAAAGAATACACAAAATATTGTGGTGTAACCATTAGACACGATAGATAAAAATCAACCGACCTAAGCAAGTCACAAAAAGGCTTTTAAATTTAAATATTAACTTAAAAATCAATCAAAATGAAAACAATAGAAATCAACAAATTCAATGCAGAACAATTTATCGGTAAAAAACTTTATACTTCTTATTCTGGTTATGCTGGACAAGGTGGAAAAAATGAGTTTGTGTTAGGAGAAGTAGTGTCAGAATGGGACTTGGCGAGCAGAAGCATAATGGATTTTGGCGAGTTTGAAGGTAAAACACGACAAGAATACTGGGCTTCGTTCTTCACAAATGAACAAGTTATTTGTTCTCAAAATAAATTGTTTTTAATTACTGCTGATGGTAGAAATACTTTTATCTATTGCAATAATTTAGAAGATGATTACTTCTGCTGTTCAGATGACGATAGATATGTAACATTTAGAATCGAAGAATAACCAAACCACCCCCCCCCCCCTGCTGGGGTGTTTTTTTTTTTTTTTTTTTTTTTCTTAT